AATGGATACAGCCGTCTGCTGCTCGGACTTAGAGAGTGCTTCGGACGATTTTCCTATCTCTCTCCCATAAGCCTCATACGCTTCGGTCAAGGATACCTGTATGCCCAAGTTGTCCAAGATTAACGGACTCAACCTACCAACACCACGAACTAACGAGTCCAAAAGGTAATTCATGTCCGTGCCAGTTGCAGCTGACACTTTACCCAGATATTCAAAGGCTTCTGGCAACTCTAAGGCAAATTGCGTATTGACCAAGCTCGCAGCAAGGTTGAATGACTTCATCAGGTCGGTGTTACTGATCAACCCTTGAGAGGACTTCTGCATCGCAGCTAAGACTGCATCCCCCATTTCGCCTGCTGATGCAGTAATATCATTAAAAGCATTCCTAACTTGTATAGCTGATTGCGCTTGATTACCAAAGGAAAGTAACGCTGCTGAAGCGCCAAGAACTGGAGTTGTAACGCCGAGTGATATTTTCTTACCAAGATCAGACATCGTTTTACCAGCTTGTTCGACACCCTTGAACGACTTCTCTAACTGAGCCAACGATGACTTAGCCTTGTCCACCCCAGAAGTTAGACCTGAGGTGTCCATTCCCAGCCTGACAAATAAATCAGCTATCGTTGACATTTACTATTTCCTTACCGCCAAATAAGGCATTAATCTGACGAATCTGTGCAAGCTGTTCCTCTATGATATCCGTCTTATCCCACTTTGGCATTACCTCACGAGGCTCAATGGGTTCTGGATGCTTATCTTGATCCCTGTAGATATTTAGCAATGTTGAAACAGTCATAGCGTGCCCATACATATCCACATCTGTGCCAAACGGCTCCATCTGATAATACATCATCCACTCAGTTAGCTCCCTGCTCGATATCCTGTGCAGGAGCTCGGATACCGTCATTCCTAAGTGCAGGGCAAGCCGAAAGTAGAACTTCCGATTGCCCTGCTTTAGTTTTTTGTCAACTGCTCCGCTTCCTCTTGTGTGAGTCCGCTTAACTTTAGAGCTACATTGAATACCCGCTGTAGGGCAAGTGCCGATTTCTTAGAAAGCGCTGCTACATCCTTTTCGGTAAAGATCGGATTGCCGTTTTCATCACTGACCGAAAGGCAAACAATCTTGGCTCGGAAATTCTCCATGTTCGCCTCACGATTTCCCCTCTTTCCAGTAAACATCGAAGCCTCAAGCCAATCCCGTTGTGCTCCAGTCAAACCCCTTACAAGCACCTCACCGCCCCATTCAGGAACTTTTACAACTTCCGATGGTATGTCATTGCACTCTAAAATTTGTTCACGAGTAAGCATCAATTTTCTCCTATGGTAAAGTAACTATGCCAGTTGGCTTGATAGTAACACTTGCAGTCAAAGCACCATCCACAGGCGCAGACGGCGTGAAACCGGTCACAAAGCCGGTAAACGTAATGTACTTCACAGGCGTGGTCGGGTAGACAATATTCCAAGTTCCAAGTACACGGTTTACAAGATCGTAAAGCAACCCACCTGCGGCGTTCTTGTGCGTTGCGTCATTCGGATCGTAAACAATATCGATGGTCACCGTTCCAGAACGAAGGATCGTTGCAACGTGCTCTTCCCACCCAGTTCCATCATGCTCGGTAACATCAGTGGTATCCAACGAAACGTTCAAACCTGAGATGTTAGTGACCTGTGCGACTTCGACACCCGGATACGCACCCTTAGTCAATGCAGTTCCAAAACTACTATACTTTGCCATTTCTCAACTCCTACGGACTATAAGTCGAAACTAAAATCGGCTCACCGGTCACTTTCAAAGTGACTGAAGCCGTCAATGCACCATCCACCGGAGCGGAAGGTGTAAATCCAGTTACAAACGCATCGAACACATACTGGTTGTAATTGTCATTAGGAAACTGCAACTCAAAACCTGCATACTCCCTGCCAACTAACTCAGCAAGAACGGCAACGTGATCTGCAAGATCTGGATCGTAGATAATGTCGAAAGTGACAGTACCTGATCTCAGTACAGTGCCAGTGTGCTGTTCCCAGTAGTTTGCCTGATCGTGCGTGGTAACATCGGTAGTATCCAGTGCGAAACTTGGACCTGAGATATTACTGACTTGTGCAATAGGATCGCCCTCTAACACAAGCGTTGCACCATAAGCACTAAATTTACTCATCGCTTACTCCTCTGTATGACTGATTAAATAATCTACAGTCACTCTATAATAATCCATATCTGGTTCATCAACGTGCTGCTCTAAAGCGGGCAACACTGATTGAACATCCACTCCACTCATTGTACCACGATAGCCCTGCAGCGCTTCCCTTAGAGCATCCGTTATCGCAAGCGCATTCGCATAAGTCTTGCTATAAATATCGAACTGAATTCTAACTGACGTAAGGGTGGTTTCTCCGAGATCATGGGTGAGCACTTTTGCAGTGCTGACACGCTGGTAAGTGATAAAGGGAAATTGAACCTGCGTCTGGGCGTGAAAAGCATACAGCCTTTTATCGATCAGTGATTTCAAACCACTATCAGCAATCAAATATGCAACCAACGCCTTTTCTATTCTCATTTCAACTCGCCCGATACTACTTTTCCAATTGCGTTCACTATGTCATCTTTATGCTCATCAAAAGCAGGACGCAAATAAGGGCGTGCTGGAATAACAGATCGCATTGCAAACACATCATTGCCGTCTTTGTCTACCCAGTGAAGCACCTTAGCCCGTTTTGGTAATATAGTTGCCCCGAACTCGTGCACAGCATTGTATATCACACCCCTCGACCCTACCATAACAGAATTTGGTGTTATATCATAAACCCCAATGGAACCAATCAAGTTACCAGTATCATGCAATCCCTGATTTTCAGCATTAATCTTTGCCTGCGCAACTGCCACTTCACCACCAGCCACCAAAGCCTTAGCTCCACTCTGACCAGCAACTTTGAGCTTTTCAAGCATGGCGTTTACTTCTCTCATGTCCCATTCCACTTTTACTGTTGCCATTAATGCCTCACCATCCGAGCACCAAATCGCTTTGCACTTACGCCTACCCGAATAGGAGTAGTAATCTCATACTCTAAACTTACTGTTTCACCTCTAAATGATGTAATAAGAAAGTGGTCTTTCTCATCTATCTCGAAATCAACAGGAACTCGAATCGTTACCTCATAGGTCGTAGTAGTATATTCAGCTTTGTTCTCACGACCTTCATGGGTTTCTATACCACAATAGGTAAAATTGTCTTCTTTCGTCCATGTTTCAAGGTCATCTCCCACGCTATCAATGCTAACAGACCAAACCATGCGATAGCCTTTATCTGCCATGTGCCATTCATGCGCATATTGCATTTTCAACTTCTCCGATTCAGTCCATATCTGAGGCGTCATTTCAAATCATTCTCATAATCATCAATATCGTCTTTGTAAAATATGTCCTCCCATCCATTTGGACCTAAATGTTCCAATGGACGCTGTTTTACTTGCAAAGATTGAGCCTTAGACCGACTCTTGTAGTATCCAGCTTGTTTCAGATACATTTGCAATTTTTGCGAACGATGGAATGATCCACCATCTGCACTAAAATCAAATTCATCAGCAACCGAGGACGCTTTTTCCATCCATATTTCAGATGCAACCTTATAAATATCATAAGTGGGGATCCAAGCATCATCATCAGGCAAATGTCCATCTTCATCGATAAGAGCAGACTTTTCAATCCGGGAAGTCAATTCAAGATCAGTGTAGGTAGCAACTGTAGGCTCAGCAATACATCGACGTAATTGACAAATATCATTAGGCGTAACTGTCATATCTCGCTCCTGTTATCCGGACGGAATTTACTCCGTCCGGATAATTACAAGCCTGATAATCTTAGATAACAGGATAAGGCTGAAGCACACTAAATGGATAGCGTGTAGCCTCTGTCGCATTCATCCGATTAATCGGGTTGGGCACTTGCCAACCCCAACGCATATAACAGCGAAGGGCAACCATGTCTTGCTGGGCAAGGTTATAGATAATTGCACCAGTATCAGGGTCTTGAATTACAGCTTGGTCGAGCACCTTGTAGGTCAAGTCAGTTCGGAACGCATACACCAACTTACTCCAATCACCGCAAATCATCAGAGATTCGGCTTCATTGAAAGCACCGTTCAATGGGAAGTAAGTAGGCACACCATCAATGGTGTATGGGGCAGTACCCGGCGCCATACCGGTCATAGCAGGGCGGAACAAGGGCAGTCCGCTGGAAGTATCACGCAAGCCGCGCAAGCGACCACGCATAGTAATACCGGCGATGAAACCGTTGGGCATATAGCCGTCCACCTCAACATGGCTGATAAGACCGGGAGTGGAAGTGGCATTATCGTACCCCATGATGTCATCATAGAGGTCGCCGATAGCGCCCAATTGCAGCGAGTTACCGGCTGCAATGGCAGCAGCTACCACGTCGGTCGGCCAAGACGCTGGTGCGTTCGTGCCATGCAAAACTGCGGCATCAATCAGAGCACCAAAGGCTTCACCGATGTAGGGTTTGATTTCGCCCCAAATGTCGTAATCAGCATCTTCCAATGTACTGATAGAGATAGGTACGATAGTCGCAAGTTCTTCCGCATAAATGTACTTATTTGACCACTCTACAGTTGTAGTTTGCTTGAAACCTAAAGCATTACTGCCGGAAGGACTATCGGACACATCACCCGGAGTTCCATCTACAAAATATGCCAAAGGCAAAGCTGACAAAATAGGTAATCTGCGCTGTCCTCTGCTCATATTGGCAAGACGCCGTCCAAGTCGCATTACCACTGAATTTTCTATAGTTGCTTTAAAGATTTCCTGAGAAGCGTCCTCTGGAATAAGGGCCTCTGCATCTGACCGTGTAATCATTATTTACCTCCAAGTAATTAAATACCTGCAGCTCGTCTAATAGCCGCATTGATGTCGCTACTATCAGATTTTTCGGTATTCCCGGCATTAGTCTGTTTCGTAGCTCTAAATAGTTCTGGAGCAAGTTTCTGTAATTCTTTCCACTTTGGCGAATTATCTTCGTCAAATAAACCTTCAGAAACTGCTAAGGCGTAAGCCGCCTTGATATTAGAGCAATTGACACCCGGTCTAATTGCTTGTTCAGCAAATGTAGCACGGCGATTGTACTCAGTAGAACGCTGTTCTGCTTCTTCCAATAGCTTGGCTGTCTCAGCCAATTTACGTTCTAATTCACTTCCTTTTTCTACTGCGGGGCTGAGAGCTTTTACCTGTTCTGCCAATTTCCTGCGATTTTCCTTTTCGCTCTCAAGAGCATTTTTCAATCCCGATATATGGTTCGAGTAAAGTTCTTTTTTCTGCTCATCAAGCGTGTTGACGAATTCTTCAAACGACCCATAAGATTGTTCTTTTTGCTCCGATTTTTCATTATTATCTTCTGGCATTGTTCTCTGCTCCTTCTGATTATTCTAACATATTATATTGCCAATTACAACTAAACAACCTGTTCTTAACTAACTCTAATGTAATTTATTATACTCCAAATTTCAACATGTAACTCTTCCAGTCCGGAGACAATTCTTTGAGCGGAACTATACCCGGATTGCCACCCCAAATAGGGTTCTGCTTTACAGTTACCATATCCTCTAATTTAAAATCACCTCGCTTCCATGCATCATAATAATTATTTCCCATTCTGGCGCGCTGATCTGCTTCAGGAAGTTT